CTTTCTAATGCCTCTACCAATTGATTGAATTACTCTAACAAAACTCTTACCTGGCTCTAACAATACTAGATTAAAAATTCTAGGAATGTTCAAACCAACTGCTGCCACACCATAGGTAGCAATAATAACTTTGTCGTCGACGTCTCTAACTTCGTCGTAGTGTTCTTTTCTTTCGCCTAATTTAACTTCGCCACTGATAAACACACTGTTAGGTAATAATTGTTCTAACTGTTTGCCAGCATCGATCCTATCTACTAGGATAAGTGTGTTACCAGAATCTTTAATAGAATTACAAAGTTTTCCAATGTAATCAATGCGTTCGCTGTCTGTGACTAGGTACTTTAATTCTTCTTGATAAGTTCTAAATTCCTTAACATCTACCATTTGTACAATGTTAACATGGCACTGACTTAATACACCCTTTTCCTGTAAGTGATGTGCAGAAATTCTATTAACTACAGGTCCAAGTGTTGCTAAGATACTATGGAAGTTAATGTCTTCCTTAGGAACTGTGCCTGTCAAACCCCAACGAATAGGAGCATTGGCCATGTTCATACTTAAAAGTTTTTTCAGTACTTCTGCCTTGGCCATGTGTACTTCGTCAACGATTACACAGACAACACCTTCTAAGAATTCTGCCAATGTCAGTAGTTCACTGTCTGCACTTTTCTTATCTAAAATGTTAAGACTTTGCCATGTACAGATAGTATGTGTTCGATTTAATTCTTTTCTGTCACCGAAGTATACGCCAACGTCTAAGCCAACGTTGTGATAATCTTCTTCAGTTTGCACAACAAGACCCTTGTTAGGAACAATAACCAATGTGCGTCCGTATGGCTCGCATAGTGCTGATAATGTTGCTGTGATAATTGTTTTACCAGCGCCTGTGGCAAGTTCTTGCAAGCCTTGTGGATGACTCATAAAGTTGTTGATTGCGTCCAACTGATAGTCTCTTAGTACGATAGGTTGACCAGCAATAGGATGACCTTTAGGCCATACTTTTCCTTTTTCAGCCCAGTACTGATCAGTGATAGGTGCAAAGTCAAATTTATGAACTTGACGTAAATCTTCTATCTCTTCGATGTCGACACCACATTCTTCTAAGATAGGTAATATGACATCAAGGTGATTAAGATAACCATTGCCGCCAAGGCCAAAGAAGGTCGTTGTGCCATCCCAACGTCCAAGTTTGTACTGTGGCATGTGTCGTGCATAAGGAAGTTCAAACTTCAATGCGTTAGAAAGTTTTCTCCTAATTTCTACAGGGAGACCTTCGATTTTAATGTTTACTTCGTCTCTAATTATTATTTTACAACTGGACAATTTTGTCGGCCCCCTTTAGCCTACTGCTTCGCATGGTTACAGAGTTATTATAATAGTATACAGTAGAAAAGTCATTCAAGTATGCTGCCATTCTACCGAAGTCATGTGTGCTGGTTATAATGGCAGTGGTCGGTGACCATGCCGCTTTAAGCAACGGTTTAGGTATTCTTGTTCTTAAAATAAAAACTACCTTGGTTGTTGAGTCTATATAATTATTTAAGTTGTTATCCTTGACAAATTGGTTAAATTGCTGGCTGTCAGTTTGCTCATTCTTTAATCTAAAGAACACATTCATTTTATCTTTAGGAACAAACTTAGCAAACTCATCTACAAGTGACTTAACTGTGTCAAAAATTTGATTATTTTCCTCTACTACTACAACTAACGGCCATTGATTTAACGTATCAATGGTAGATACTAGATCAGTTAACGAATAATTTTCAGGATTGATTCTGTAACGTGACGAGTATTCGTAAGAAACTTTTCTTGCCAGTGTATCTTCAGAAATTTCTGATATTTTTTTCAGCAAATTTCGTGATTTTAGTGGTATACCTAGAGATTTTGCATAGTTTACATACTCTAGGATATGTTCATCTGAAAAATTTTCAATTTTTTTAGAAAAAACTTCTTCGCACTTTGCGTTTGAATTTTTTAAAATTAATTTTCCACCCTCATAGTCAAGGTAAGGTGCAAAGCCATCGGGATTTTCCAGGATTTTTTCAATTTTTTCACAAATTTCTTGAATTTCGTCAGTGACCTTGAACTCCATTGATTCGAGTCCTTTAACAATACTGTAAAGATTGCGTTCGGTATAGGCAACACGCTTGATACTTTTGTCACTGCCGCTATAGGCACTTAAATTTTCTTCAATTTTTGACCAATTTTCGGCAAATTTCTTGGAAAATACGTATTTGACCATGATCACTGGCTTTTTGCTTTCAGGGTCAGTGTCAATCCAAATGTTCTGTGTAC